TTTTATTTTTATTTTTATTTTTATTTTTATTTTTATTTTTATTTTTATTTTTATTTTTATTTTTATTTTTATTTTTAAATTATTTTGTTTTAAATTTAAATATAAAAATTAAAATACTTTTTATAATAAATGTCAGATACAGAAATAAATCTAGAACTAATTCCAACAATTGTATTTATTGTTCCATATCGTAATCGACATCAACATAAAATATTTTTTTCTACTTATTTAACTTCGATTTTGCCTGAAAATTTAAAGTATGAAATATATTTTTCTCATCAATGCGATATTCGTTCTTTTAATCGGGGTGCTACAAAAAATATTGGATTTATAGCAGTAAAAAATAAATATCCTGAACATTATAAAAATATAACATTTGTGTTTAATGACATTGATACGATACCATTTACTTATTTATTTGACTATCAAACTGTTCCGGGAATAATTAAACATTTTTATGGATTTACTTATGCTTTGGGAGGAATTGTTTCTATCACTGGTGAAGATTTAGAAAAAAACAATGGTTATCCTAATTTTTGGGGATGGGGAATGGAAGATAATGTTTTGCAAAAAAGATGTGAAAAATATAATTTATTAATTGACAGAACTAATTTTTATAAAATTGGAAATCCAAATATAATTCATTTATTTGATGGAGTTTCTAGAATTATAAATCAAAAAGATCCATATAGAGCTACACACGACAATGGGGAAGATGGAATTTTTTCTATTCATGAATTAAAATATACAATTGATTATGAATCTGATAATCCAATAGATAATATAAATTCACATTCTCATAAAGAAAATATATTTTTTATTAATATTAAAAGTTTCTTGACTGGTGTAAGATTTGAACACGATAATTATCATAATTATGATTTAAGAGAATCGCCTAGACAAATTTTACATCCAAATCGAATCAAAACTAAGGTTGTAAATTATATAACTAATGATTGGTCTAATATACCTTATTATCCAACAACAATTGATAAAAATAAAATGATTAAAAAATATGGAAATGAAAAAACAGAAGAAATTATACAAAATAATTTACATTTATCAAATCAATCATTACATTTATCAAATCAATCTGTGCCTTCATCCGAACAATCATTGAAAATAAATAATGATAATGAAGAAAAAAATAAAATTTTACACAAAGGACAAAATAATTTTGATGTTGCTCTTCAATCTTTAAAAAATAAATATAATTTATTACAAATACAAAAAATCAATGAAAAAAATAGAATGAATAATTCTAATTCAAGAATAATTCCACCAGGAATAAATAAATATTCACCTGAATATTCTCAATACATAGCACCTAATAGGCAATCTAATAAATCGGCAAACATTCGCCTTGGAGGTGTTTATTAAATTATTTTTAATTAAAAAATATTGTTGTAAAAATAAATTATATTATTCCATCAAAACATACATTTGTCATGAATACTAAATTATTTTCATACCAAATTATAATAAATAATGATTTATTATAATTTATTTTTTCTTGTATTTTTAGTTTTTTACGAATTATTTCAGATAATGATAATATAATTTGATGATATATATTATCATTATTTATGCCAGATATTTTTATATTAAATTTTTCTAAACAAGAAAATTTTCTAATAATTGTATCTTTTATAAATTCAATGATAATATTTATAAATTGATTTATTGTTTTACATTTTATTAATTTTTTTTTTAAATTTATTATTTCTTCAATTTTAAAATATTCTTGCCAAAAATTTTTATAAATTTGAAATGATGTTTTGCAACTGTATAATAATGCCATTTTATTTGAATGATTTGAATGATTTGAATGATTTGAATGATTTTAAAAATAATTCAATTTTTAAATATAAATATAAATATAACTAAATAAGTTTATTTTCTTAAATTTTTGTTGTCAATAAAATATATATTTACAATAATAATCATAAAGTATTTAAAAGCAATTAAAATACTTTAATATATGCTAAGACATTTATCAGATATTCAACATGCTTTTTATATTAATTTAGAACATCGCACTGACAGATTACAAGAAATAGAATCTGAATTATTTATGATGGGTATAAATGCTCAAAGATTTAATGCTATTTTAACTCCAAATGGAGCCATTGGATGCACAATGAGTCATTTAAAATTATTAAATAATGCAATAAATAATAATTATTCACACTTGCTTATTTTAGAAGATGATGTACAATTTTTAGAACCTGAATTATTTAAAACAAAAATTAATAAATTTTTAGAATTACACGGAAATAATTGGGATGTAATTTTATTTTCTGGAAATAATGTTCCTCCACATATTCATGTTGATGAAACATGCATTAAAGTAACACGATGTCAAACAACCACGGGATATTTAGTCAACGGTCATTATTTGAAAAAATTAAGAGACAATATGAAAGAAGGTTTAGAAAAATTAATAAAAAATCCTCAAAATCATTATTTTTTTGCTATAGATAAATATTGGTTTAACTTACAGCAGTTTGATAATTGGTATCTAATTATTCCAATGACAGTTGTTCAAAGAGAAGGTTACAGTGATATTGAAAAAAAAGTTACTAATTATAAAACTGTCATGACTGACATTAATAAATTATGGTTAAAATTGCCACCATCAACATTAACATAAATATATTTTGTAATATGTTATTAAAAATGCCAAATAAAGTAGCATATTTAATAACATACATTAGTTATAACTGTGTGAATAATAATAAGGGCATGATAGATGAAAGTTTATTAAAAGAATTTATATTGAATGAAGTAAGTGAGTATATAATAAATAATTCATTTTCCACTAAATTTGAACTAATAGATGATATAATAAAATTTTGGGAAAGATATAGAGGGTATAATGTATGGGACGCATATTATGTAAAAGATAATATTTGGATTAATATTAAACCATCTGATGAAGATATATTATTAAATATTTATGAAATGACAAAATCAATAGAAATGTTGGAAAAAAGTGAATTTAAAGAAGATGAAAATATTTTATATTTAGAAGAAAGTTGTTTAAGTGAAACTTTAGAAATTGTAAATATAAGCCAAACTATCGATGATTTAAGTGAAATAAGTAATTCTAGCAATTTATTTGAAGAAAATATAATTATAGATGAAGCAAATGAAATTTATTGGAATACAATTGAAATTGATTGGAATACAATTGAAATTGATTGGAATACAATTTCACATCAAGAACAAGAAGAACAAAAACAAGAAGAACAAAAACAAGAAGAACAATAATGATAACAATAATGATAACAATAATGATAACAATAATGATAACAATAATGACAACAATAATGAGAATGAGATTAAAATTAACATAATTATTTTTCGTTAAATGATAAAATTAACATAATTATTTTTCGTTAAATGATAAAATAATTAATAAATTAATTTAATAATACAATGGATGTGCAACTTAAAATAAATAATGTGGATTTAAATGTAAATTGTAATAAATTGCACAAAATGATTTTTATATTTAATGCTTTAGAAAATGGTTGGACAATTAAGAAAAAAAATAGAAAATATATTTTTTTAAAAAATCACGAAAAAAAAAGAGAAATTTTTAGTGAAGATTATTTAACATCATTCATTAAAGACAATTCAAATATAAATAATCTTTTTTCGTAAATATATGAAAAAATATAATAATTAAATTAATTAATTAAATATAATTAATTTAATTAATTCGTTTTTTTAATTTTTTTTTCTTTAGGCATAATATATAAAATGGGTGGTGGTTTAATGCAATTGGTCGCTTATGGAGCTCAAGATGTATATCTCACAGGAAATCCTCAAATTACTTTTTGGAAGGTCACATATCGAAGACCAACTAATTTCGCGATTGAATCAATCGAACAAACCTTCAATGGACAAGCAGATTTCGGTCGTCGTGTTCAATGTACCATCAGCCGAAATGGAGATTTGGCTTACAGAACGTATTTACAAGTTACCCTTCCAGAAATTAATCAACTTATGGGAAATGCTTCTTTTTCCACTGGAACTGGATCTGGGGTTTATGCCCGTTGGTTGGATTTCCCTGGCGAACAATTGATTGCCCAAGTTGAAGTTGAAATTGGTGGTCAAAGAATCGATAGACAATATGGTGATTGGATGCACATTTGGAATCAACTCACTATGACTGCTGAGCAACAACGCGGATACTTTAAAATGATTGGTAATACTACTCAATTGACCTTCATTACTGATCCATCTTTTTCTGATGTTGATGGTCCTTGTGACTCACAAGCTCCCCGACAAGTTTGTGCCCCACGTAATGCTCTTCCAGAAACTACTCTTTATATTCCACTTCAATTTTGGTTCTGTTGCAATCCAGGATTAGCTCTTCCATTGATTGCTCTCCAATATCATGAAGTTAAAATTAATTTAGATATTCGTCCCATTGATGAATGTTTGTGGGCTGTCACCACTTTAAGTTGCAATTCTGGTGAAGTCCCAACCGGTGCTATGGGTGGTCAAGCATCTGCTGCCTACAAAGCTAATCAGTATGCTCCTGGTCGTCCAGTTCCCGCTGCTATTGCCTACAATCAATCTTTGGTTGCTGCTTCGTTGTACGTCGATTATGTCTTTTTAGATACTGATGAGCGCCGAAGATTTGCCCAAAATCCTCACGAATATTTAATTACTCAACTTCAATTCACAGGTGATGAATCTGTTGGTTCTTCTTCCAATAAAATTAAATTGAACTTTAATCACCCAGTCAAAGAATTAATCTGGGTTGTTCAACCAGATCAAAATGTTGATTATTGTTCTTCTCTTGTTTGTGATGCTTTGTTATTCAAAGTTTTGGGTGCTCAACCATTCAATTATACTGATGCTATCGATGCTCTTCCAAACGCAATTCATGCTTTTGGCGGTCCGGCTTCCATTGCTGCTGACAGTCGATCATACATTGATGCCCGTGGGTTATTTCAAGATGCCGGAGCATTAGACTACGAACTTCCAGATGGATTCACTGGATACTGGCACGGACAATCAGACCCATTCAATGAAACCAATTTTGGTGGACCTGCTGTTCCCGCTGTCAATGGAAATTTACCAGCTTCCATTTTGGAACAACTTCAAGACTTGTCTTCTGCTGGACACAATCAAAATACAACTGTCTCTGATGCTGGAACTTTCGTGTTAACTGAAACCTCTTTGGATCTCCATTGTTGGGGACAAAATCCAGTTGTTACTGCTAAATTACAATTAAATGGACAAGATCGTTTCTCTGAGCGTGAAGGAACTTATTTCTCTTGGGTTCAACCATGGCAATCACATACTCGTTGTCCTGATGAGGGAATTAACGTTTATTCATTTGCTTTGAGACCTGAAGAACACCAGCCAAGTGGCACATGCAATTTCTCTCGTATTGATAATGCCACCCTACAACTCGTGCTCTCAAATGCTACAGTTGAAGGAACAAAAACTGCCAAGGTACGCGTGTACGCTACCAATTACAACGTGTTAAGAATAATGTCGGGCATTAAATTTACTTGTGCCGAACAGTTGACTGCTATATTAGGTATTTGCTCTCTAATATGGATAAACAGTGTAAAGCAAATATGCAAAATCGCATTATATAATCAGCTAGTCTGTGTTTAAAAACAGAGGCAACATTTCTAAATTGCGGGGACTTCCTTACAATTTTTTCTACTACTTTATATGATGAAAGTCATATGAATACCGGGGATAATGACCTACGGCATAGTAAAAACGAAAAAAATGGATAATCCGCAGCCAAGCTCCTAAGTGCGATATTGTAAGCATATGGAGAAGGTTCAGAGACTATAATGGAATGGGGTGGAGAAAACTAACAACTTTCGATGAAACCTTAAGGTATAGTCCATTCACATCATAATTGATGTGTTTGGGGTGGTTTAGCTTACAGCAATTAAGCAGTAAGTATAATAATTTTATTTATAAAAATAAAAATAAAAATAAAAATAAAAATAATATAATATAATTTCAATTAAAAATTATATTATTAAAACTTTTTTGCTATAAAAACAAAATTAAAATAATATTCATCACACTTTGGCAAGGATCTAACGATTTCTACGGTTGTGTACATTGCGTCGAGAGTTTAAATTATTTTTTATCAATTAAATGCATATATAAATCAAAAGGGTGTAGCTAATGTCTACACCCTTTTTAAAATTTGTAATTCAATGTTGGAAGAGAAATCAAATATATTTTTATACTTTTGTTGAAGACACTTTATTTCGTAAAAGTTCATAAACTTGTTCTCTCAAACTTAAATATAAATTAAAATTTTCTTCAGACAATTCATAATTGTGAATTTTTACATTTCCTGATGCTATATTTTCTACGATTTTTTTTGTTATTTTTGTTTTTGGATTATTTTGAATTATTAAATTATATATTTTTATTGTTTTCCATCCGTCTAAAACTTTTTGAAAAATGTATAATATTTCTTCTGGTGTTGCTTTTCTATTTTCAATATATTTGTTTTTTTTGGTAATTTTTTTGGTTATACTTGTCTTGTAATTTTGCTGGTCCATTATAATTTATTTAAATACTTATTTTTAATTAAATAAGTATTTAAATAAATTAAAGACTTTGAAATTAAATGCAAATGGTTAAAAATATTTTAATATACAATCTATGAATTATTAAGATTTACAGTATAAAAATTGATTTTAATTTAAAAATATGTTGCGTGTACCCACTATTAAATAATGAGTATTTTTGAAGGATTTAACGATGAAATTATTAATGATAATAAAATTCAATTTTTCATATCATGTATAAAATACGTCTTGTTTTTAAACTATTTTCAAATACTTATTTAAAAATAAGTATTTCAATTTAAATAATTAAAATTATTTCAAAATTTAATTATTTTTTACAATTTATTTTCTTTTATAAATTATTTTCTTTTATAATTTTCTTAAAAACGTGTATTTTTCGAATTTCATTTGACCAAATGCCTTTGAATCCGAATGGCCGTTGCATCACCAAGTCAGTAATTTCTCCGACCTTTTGTGTTATAAATTGTTCAATATTTCCAGCACTTGTATCACTCAAATAAATACACACATAACCATTTGGTTTAATTATGCGAGAACATTGTCTAAATAATGGCTCATAAAATCCTTTAATCCAATCCCTATATTTTGGATTTGAATCTGTGTAAATTTCATAATCAAAAAATGGTGGAGATGTAAATATAAAATCGACTGAATTATCTTCAAGTGATGTCGCGCCAATTTCAAAAGGAGTTGAATGAATTTCATATGAATTGCTAAATTTTATAAAATCTCCCGATAACTCGATAGGTTGATGTCCACATAAAGACATTATTTCTGCATATCCAGGTCTTAAATTATAATTTGGGTCGAATCCAATGTATTTTTTAACACCAACTACTTCTGCACCTAACAAACGGTCACCCCATCCACTACAAGGGTCAAGAACGATTTTAGGACATCCAAAATATTCATATATAGATTTGGCATAAGCAGGCATAAAAGTTGTTGCCAATTTATACTTATATTTACGCGACAATTTCCATTTTTCTTCATTTGGATCTGAAGAACTTATTATTTCATTACGTAATGAAATATTTAATTCCCAAACTTCCCAAAAACTTTTTAATGTAATTACTCTGTCTTTTTGTTTTATTTTTAACTTAGTTTTTAATAATTGGTCTTCTTGAATTGCACGAATAATTTTTGAAGTTGACTCATTTTCTATGGTAAAAATAACTAAACATTCACAATTTTTAGAAAATGTATATTCAACATTTTCCATTCTTAAATCATTTAATAATTCATTTAAATTGCAACTATTTATTTCACGAGGACATGTCAAATCATTACATTTTATATATTGCTTCTCATTAAATAATTTAGTTAAATTATCTTCAATGTTGGTTGAAATCATTTTTTATCGCTATGATATTGAATATATTATATAATACATTATATTTAAATCATTTTTTATATATTTAATATTATATAAATGAGCGTTGGAAATACAAAATATGGAGATGGGGCTCTTGAAAAAAATATTAATGGATCAAATAATACAGCATTTGGCATTTGTTCTTCCCGTGACACCGATGCTTCATGGAATACAAGCGTTGGCGCTTATGCAAACATGTCAAATGTCAATGGTATAAGTAATGTAGCTTTAGGAACAAATTCTCTTCTATTAGATGTCAGTGGAAGTTACAATACTGCATTAGGAACAGCAACTTTATTAAATAATTTAGCGAATTCTAATACAGCCATTGGATCTAATTCAATGGAACTGAATGTAAACGGAAAAGAAAATGTCGCAATTGGGGTTCAAACAGGGTATGATAATATTAACGGAGACAAAAATATATTTATTGGAGCATACGCAGGAAATGGTAATACCAATGGTTCAAATAACACATTTTTAGGTGCAGATACCACAAATACAAATAATTACAGCAATTCAACTGTGATAGGATACGGTTCAAATATGGACATAACTGGCGTAACAATTGGAAATGGAACTGATACTGTTTTAATACCAGGAACAGCATATGTAACAGATTTAAATAATTTAAATCAAATTGCAACGCAAGCATATGTACAGCAATATGCGTCAACCGGAATTTCATTAGTAGATCCTTGTGTTTGTGCTACAACTAAACCAATCAACTTAAATAATAATGATAATATACCCACAACATTATTCATTGATGACATTCAAACATCTTTTCTTGATGGAAGTAGAGTATTAGTTAGATGTCAATCCGATGGTGCTTCGAACGAATTTAATGACAGTACGTTGAGTGATGACAATGGAATTTATATTTGTCATTGGAATTCAACATACGATGTAAGTTTCACAAGGGCAAACGATTGTTCTTTAACCGCATTAGTAGTAGGACAAGCAACTTTCTGTAAAACTGGGACATTTAATAACGGTTCATTATTCAAACAAGTGTCTGATCCGGCAGCTGTTGGAGTTGATAGTTTAAAATATGTAATATTGACAACATTACAATTTTCATTAGGAGATGGATTAGAATTAATAGGAAATCAACTTAATGTAAATTCTAATTTAACAACACAAAATGGAGACTCATTTTTACAAAACATCGAAATATTGGGAACATTAAAAGTTAATGGTGATACAATTTTTAATTCGAATGTCGATGTATCAGGAACATTATTAGTAAGAAATGATATGTTATTGAATAATAAATTAAAAGTTGATGGAGATGCGAGTTTTAATTCATTCGTTGATGCTTCTTCAATCATCATTAAATATGATTCTTCATTGAATGGAAAATTAAAAGTTGAGGGTGATGCAAGTTTTAACTCATTCGTTGATGCTTCTTCAATTTTTATAAGAAATTATTCTTCATTGAACGGAAAATTAAAAGTTGATGGAGATGCAAGTTTTAATTCGAATGTCGATGTATCAGGAACATTATTAGTAAGAAATGATATGTTATTGAATAATAAATTAAAGGTTAATAGTGATGCATGTTTCAATTCATTCATTGATGCTTCTTCAATTGTCATCAGAAATAATACTTTATTGAATGGAAAATTAAAAGTTGATGGAGATGCAAGTTTTAATTCATTCGTTGATGCTTCTTCAATTGTCATCAGAAATAATACTTTATTGAATGGAAAATTAAAAGTTGATGGAGATGCGAGTTTTAATTCGAATGTCGATGTATCAGGAACATTATTAGTAAGAAATGATATGTTATTGAATAATAAATTAAAGGTTAATAGTGATGCATGTTTCAATTCATTCATTGATGCTTCTTCAATTGTCA